ATAAGGTTATATTATTTAGTCCAAGTAAGGATACATTGCCAATGGATAAATTAAAATTAGATGAAAGTAGAGTATTTTTAAAATATAATGATGAAGATTTATTAAATTTTATTGAAGAAGAAAAAGAAGGTGAAAATCTTAATAACCTTATAGTGCTAGACGATTCTATTAGACAAATCAAAAATAATAAGGAAGTTCAAAAATTAGTGCTAAATCGCCGTCATCTTACTCATTCACCTGACCATGATAATAAAGCTGGTTTATCAGTTTTGATTACAAGTCAGAAATTTAATGCAGCTGATACATATTTAAGAAATAATATGTCCGATATAATAATCTTTAAAACTAGTGTAAAAAATGAATTAGAAGCAATTAAAAATGATTTAATGTCTGATTTAGATAAAGAATTACAAGATGAATTATTAAAAAAAGCATTTGAAAAAAAATATGGATTTCTATATATTAAAAATTATATGCCTACAAAAGATAGATACTATATAAACTTCTCAAAAGTAGTATTTGATGATGATGATGATGATGGTGATGTTGATATTGTGATTAAAGCAAACTTTAAAAAAGTTTAAATCAAATATTTTTTGATATTACTTTTTAAAAAAGTAAGGATGATTTAAAAAAAAAAAAATAATATAATATAAATGGAAATATATATAAATCAAAAAATATTTAAAATATGTAAAAAAGAAATTAGATTATTTAAATCAAAATGTTTAGATGAAGATTATGATTTATTTAAAAATAATAATCAAGATGATTTTAATATGTTGTTTTTACAGGCTATGTGTTTTAAAGGTGAAAATATGAAAATATTAAAAAATAAATTATTAAATCATAATATTCAAGAAAAATATATTAATGATTTATTTTATAAAATTATTAAACTTGAATATAAATATGATAAAGGCATCTTTTCTTACTATGAAATACAAACTTGGGATTTAGAACCAGATTTAGTAAAAAAAACAACTACAAAATATACTTTGATTTAAATCAAACTTTTTATTTTTTTTTCTATTATATATTATAAATGAGAGATAATTATATTATTAGAATTACTAATACGACACTTGCTACAAATGTAATTACATTAAATACTGCCAAAAATTTAGCACAATTTGAGCTGCCGAATTGGTTAAGATCAAAAGGAAAATGTAATATTCAAGTAGTTAGTTCAAGCATAGCTTTATCAAATGCTGCTGGAACAAGAGTTTTAGCAAATGGTGAAAATTTAATAGTTATGAGGACGAATATTCCTATGTTAGGTTTTAATACTGAAACTTCTGGTTTACCAAATATTTTAGGAACAGCAATTGTTCCAGCTGATACAACTCGTGTAGTATCATTAGATAGCGTTTCTGCTATGGAATTTACATGCACTCAATTGCCACCAACAATAGAAATTGAAAGAATGACTTATAAATCAACCAGTCCATTTGATTTAATAGCTGCTGATAATTATACTACAGATGTTGTTCCATTTCAAATGACACTACAATTATCTTTTTATCAAGATGAGCATTCACATAATATGTAAATAAATAATTTAGAATAAATCGTATATTTTTACTTTTATATTTTTTTTTATATTATATATTATATGGATAGTGAATTTGAAGATTTTATAAGAGAAGAACAAATAAAATTAACAAAAATCCAAAGCGGCTTATCAATACAACAAAAAGTAAAATTATCACCAAAAATAGGAGAGATTAGATTCTTATTAAATTTATTAAGAACTGAATATTCTGGACTATCTAAAAAACAAAAAGAAGATATTAAGGACGATATTGAAGAAGGAACAAAAATGATTAAAAAAATGAGTAAAGCAGAAAAATTGAGAGAGGCAATTAATGTAGCAATCACTTCTAAGATAAAACCAAATAGGACGACGATTCCTGAGAACATTAGACAAAAGGCAATTTTAGTCAGAGCTTCTGGTGAATTTGAAAAAGACCAAGATAAAAACAGAATTAATGATTTTTTAGCAGAAAATGATTCTGAATTTAGAGTTTCAGATAAAGTAGATTCTACAACTGAAGGTTTAGTATTAGAAAATATGAATGATCCTACAGATGTTAAAGTAGCATTTCGTGGTTCAAAAATGAACAATGCTGGTGACTGGGCGAGTAATGCAAAATTTGCTGTTGGCTTAGAACAAGTAAATTTAGCTGGTGAACGAGATAGAGTGGGAGAAGCTAGACAATTAGTAAGGGATGTTAAAGCAGCGTATGGAGAAAATCCAAATGAACTTATAGGGCATTCTCGTGGAAGTGCTATAGCTATCTTGGTTGGTGATGCTGAAGGAATTAATACAACAAATTTTAATCCTTTTTTAGGCAGAAATATTACTCGTGGAAGTGAAACGAATGCTCAACATGCAGTCTGGAGAACGACTGATGATATTGCCTCACTCGGATTGGGTTTTAAATATAATCAAAATAATTTCGATGTCAATTCTGTCAATCCATTAAAGTCTAATGTTAATAAACCTATTGGAACTCATAAATTAGAAAATTTTATAAAATTAAGAAATAGAGCATTAGTAGATGATCCAAATTTATTAGATAATTTATTAAAAAGAACTGTTGTTAAATCTGCTACTAAATATGCTGAAAGTGAAAATGTATTAAAAGCATTATCAGTAAAAGAAAAAGTAAAATTTGTAGATAGACATCCAGATAAATTTAATACACAAGCGAAAGCAAATGCTAATACTAATCCATTAGACCAAGTAGGACATAGTTTAAATAATCCTCAATTATATAAAAATCAACTAGCATTAACAGATGGAAAACCACCAAGACCAACTATTCAATTAGAAAGAAGTAATGCTGGATTATTTCCACCACAGTCAGATAAAGAAGTTCAAAAAATGAATACAACAGAATTACTTCAAACTCCAGAACAGTCTACAGATAGATTTGATTATAGTGAATCTACAAGTAATTTAAATGAACCACAAATAGATTCTATGTTAGATAATACAATAGGAAATCAAGATTTATTAGATGAATTTTCACAAGATTTAGGATTAGATATTCCAAATCAACAAGAACGAGCAAACGAACAAATGAATACATTAAGTGATTTAAGAAGTCAATTATTAGGAAATGTTAAAGATAGAGCAACTGATGAAACATTTAAAAGTAAAATAGATGAAATAAGAAGTAGAGCAAGACAAAAAATTTCAGTTCCAGATAGTCAAAATGTAAGAAATAAATTATTACAAGAACAACAAAATCGTCATCAAAAATGGTTAGATAAACAAGATACAAAATTTAAAAGTAAAATAGATGATATTAGAAGTAGAGCAAGACAGAAAATTCCAGTTCCACAACCAGATAGGCAGTTGCCAGATAGGCAGTTGCCAGCTACACAAGTTCCAGACAGTCAGTCGCCAAATATGGATGATTTTTATAAAGAAAAAATAGAAAAAATCAATATAGAATTGAAACAAACAGCTAAAGAAATGAATAAATTATTATTAAAAAAACAACAAGGTCAAACTATTGATGAAAATGAATTAGCTGATTTAAGTGCTAGTGTAGATGATTTTAGATTAGCCAGACAAGATTTACAAGATCAATTAACTGGTGAAATTGCGGATACTACATTAACAGATTATGTTCAGACAGAATTTCCAGAAGGTATTACAGATGGGAAATTAAATTCAAAAGTAAAAAGTGATGGGAAATTACATAATATTTGGAGGAAAATTGATGGTAAAATTACTGATGAAGAACAACAACATTTAGATGCTAATAAAGCAACTGATGAAGAACGACATAATTTTGAAGAATTAGATGATTCTGAAATTAATGATTTACAAAATGGCGATACTGTTTCAAGAAATCAATTTAGTGATGATTTACATGAAGATGTTATGCAAGATATAAATACTGTTGATGATAGATTATCTATTCCTAATGAAGCTGGTGGCGATAATACATTAACCGGAGCATTTAAGCAAGGTGTAAGTCCTATCGCTTTATCTATTGGATTAATTTCTGGTGGAATAACTGATAAAGCACTTGGTGCAATTCTTCCTAAAAATACTAATCAAGATTTAAGAAGTAGTCTAAGTGGTGGAATTTCTGGAGGAGTTGGAGAAACTGCTTCTATGATTTTGGGCAGTGGTGCTTCGGCAAGTTTAGCTACAATTGGTTCAAGTTATGGGTTAGCATTAGCACCAGCAATTTTATCCGGATCTGCTGGTGCAGAAGTAGGACAATTAACAGCGAAAGAACTTCAAAAAGCTGGAGCTAGTGATTTTGAGATTTCTACTGGTGCTGGTCTTACAAGTGGGCTTACTACTGGAGCTACTGGAAGTCTATTAACAACTGCTATTGGTTCTACAGGATTATTGGGGGCTGAATTAGCAACTCCATTTGACCCAGAAACACTTGGATTAGCAAGTGTCGCCGGATCAGCACTGGGTGGGACAATCGGGGCAGCTTCTTATCTAGGCTCAGAAGAATATAAAGCATTAGATAAAACTTTTAAAGACCAAGGAGCATCAAAATTAGGATCTTCTGTAGCTGCTGGTGCAATTACTGGTGGAACACTAGCAGGAACTGTGAGCTCAATTTTTGGTCCAGCTGGCACAATTGTCGGTGCTGTTGCTGGTGCAGGCATTGGCTCAATTATAGCACTGGGAAATTATGGATTTCATAAACTAATTTAAAAATATAAAGTATTTTTTTTTTTAAATATTATATATTAATATATGAACAATATAATACAACCAATATCAAGCACAGTTTTACATATTAGATCTAAGGATGCTGTTCAAAATATAACTGGTTATAATACAAATTTTACGGTTAACTTAGTAAATCCTATTAATATGAGAGCAAATGAAGAAGCACATATCAGTGTTATGAGCGTAGAGATTCCATACTCATTTTATAATATAAGTTCTGAATTAAGTAATAATACATTAATTTACGATAATGCTGGAACTGTTGGATCTACTACATTAACTTTTGAATCGCAAGATTATAGTATATTTGATTTAGTTGATTATCTGAATGCTGATACTGATTTTAGTTCAATTTTTACTACTTCATATGATAGACAAAAAAATAAAATTAGTTTTTTAAATAAAACTGGTGTAAGTCATATAATCAAATTAAAAACTTCATTAATAAATAAAGTAATAGGTTTTGATGAAGATGATACAGATAGAACTGTTGCTGGTGGTGCGACATTAGAATCTGATTTCGTTTGTAATTTAGCAACAGTCCATAGTATATTAGTTAAAAGTAGTATGGGGCAAGCGAATGTTTTATCTACACGAGCGGGAAACAGTACGACATTACAAAAAATTAGTGTAGATACAAATAGCAATGGAATTATTTACATGAATCAGCAAGATTTTAGACAAGTATCTATATCTCAATCTAATGTTATTGATTTAATAACATTTGAAATTACAGACCAAAATAATAATTTATTACAACTACAAAATGTAAATTATGAATTTAGTATTTTGTTTCAGATTTTCCCGAGATTTTTAAGAGAAGAATTAACAGAAAATCCTAGGCGTTCATTAAGATCAAATAATTTAAATCAACCAAGTAATATATCAACACAGAATCAATTTATAAATAGACCAATAACTTTATTAGATCCTCCAATAAAAATTATGGATGAAATAGAAAATATAAATTTAACTCATCCTATAGAAAACAAATCACAAATACAACATAAAACAGATAGGATTATATTAGACCAATTAATAGAACAAGTTTCATAAATAAACTTTTTAGAAAAAAGTTTTGACAAAAAGTTTATTTAATATTTTACTTTATGTAAATATTTTTTTTTTTTTTTTTTTTTTTTTTTTTTTATTTTTTATTAGTTATGATTTTGATATATATTTTTAAAAAATACAATTATAAATTTTTTTGAAAAATAAAATTGATTTTGCTTTTTTTTTTAATAACGCCCTAAAACAAACAAATATGCCTCTATCATATACAATTCCTTCTGTTGATACTATCCAAGAATATTATACACTTGATTATCATTATAATACTGATAAGTCTAATACAGGATGGGATTATAATTTACAAATTACTTGGGATTATGAAGAAGAAACAATAGATAAAATAATGGAAAATGAAATTTATACTGACCCTTCTATTAAGGCAAATTGGTTATGGTTAGAAGAAATTAAAAAATTATGTGATTATAAATTAGGGGACGAAATATGGATATTAACAAAACAAAACTGCGACGGATATTTTGATTGCTGGTTCAATAAAAAAAATACTAAAACAAATGATTATTTTGATCTTCATATTGATAAGGAAGGTTATTGTTCTTATAAAATGATAAGTTATAATCAAGCATATTGGGTAAGGTGTAATTCTATTTATAATGATAATATTTCTACATATTGGTATAATAAAAAAAATTGAAAAAGTAATTAATTAAATTAATTCATACTTTTATTAAATTTTATTTTACTTTATATAAATATTTTTTTTGAATTTAATATTTTAAAATTTCAAATATTTTTTTAAAATTGATTTTTATTTATTTATATATAAGTCTCTAAAACAAACAAAAACGACTATGGAAAATTTACAAGAACAATATAATAATATTGAAGAACGAATTAATAAGGTTCAATCACATATTAATTATTTACAAACACCATATAAATATTTTAAATATCTTAATATATTACCTGTTGATTTATTTGAAGCAGAAATAGAACCCCGTTTTGAATTAGATATATTATTATTTAATGATTTATTAAATAATTATAATATTTTACCTACATATTATTTAATTGATAATTTATATAGAGAGTTTTTAGAAATACTACATTGGAATAATTCATTTAAAAAATTAATAAATAGTTATGCTGAAACACATAATATTTATAATAGTGATTTAATAGATAAAAAACAATTCATAAATTATTTTATAAATGGTGGTGGTAGTATGTTTTATAAATTAGAATATATTAATAATTTTGATGAAATATATTTTGATTTAATAACAAATTTATATTTAAAATATAAGCAAGGTGTTATTCATAGAGAAAATAGACTATTTGAATTAAAAAATGAAATAGAAAAATTTGATGATAATGAAAAATATAAAATACCTCTTGATAAAATACCTGAAAAATCAAAAATAATATTTTATCATCCTATAAATAAATGTAAACAATGTGAATTCTATGTTATTAAAACATGTAAGCAAATAGTTAAGGTAGTTAAGGATGGAGTTAGAAGAAATTTTAAAAAAACAGAAATTAATGATTTATTAAATAATAATGTTGTTTATAAGGTTTATAGATCTTGTAATATTAATCATAATTATTCTGTATATGATATAGAAGGAACTTATTATATGGATGGTAATAGATTATGTTTAGAAGATATGTATATAAGAAATGGAAATTCATTTTAATTATACTTGATAATAGGTAGTTTATTTTTTTATTACTTGATAATAGGTAGTTTATTTTTTTATTACTTGATAATAGTTTGTTATTTATGAAAAAATATTAAAAATTTTTTAAAATTGATTTCTGAATTCTATATCTATAACAACAAATAATATGGCTCGTGATACACCAACAACAGAAATTAATTCTAAAAAGTTTACTTTATGTAAATATTTTTTTTGAATTTATATTTCATATAATAAATAAAACTATTTAGAATTAATTTCTTAATATAATATATATATGACAACAAAATCTGAAAATAAAATATTTGAAAATAATATGGAAATATCACTTTTAGAATTTATTGAAAAGTATAATTTAGATTATGAATTAGTTGGTTGGTATATAAATTTAGAAGGTAAAAAAGAAATATGTAGACCTAAAAAAGAAGAAAAAACTAAATCAACAGATGAAATAATTAAAAAATTTAAATGGATTGCTGATAAAATAAATTCTAAATTTAATATATCATACTTTATTAATATTAAAAATACACCATTTGCTAATATTGATATAGATGAAGATATAGATATTGAAACAATACATAAAAAATATCCATTTTCAAAAAATACTTTAAGATTAAATGGAAATACAAAAGGATTTCATATAATAATTCAAAATGAAGACTTTATAAATTGTAAAAAACAAATAGATTGTCTTAAACATTTTGAAGGCGATATAATAACAGACACTTTAATGGAAACAATTGATAAACCAATTTATAATTCTGAGATTGTAAAAGTAAGTAATGAAGATATTAAAAAAATAGCAAATTTCAAATTTGAAAAAAGTAAAAGTGATAAAACTGTAATTAAAAATGAAATTAATGAAATTACTGAAATTAAAAATAATGAAACAGCTATTTTTCATGGAAATTATGATCAGTTAGAAGAAATTGTATATAATATTCCTACAAGATATAGTGATAATTATTTAGATTGGATTAAAATTATTAGTATACTAAAAAAATATAATTTTTATGATTTAGCTAAATCATTTAGTCAAAAAAGTAAAGGTTTTATTGAAGAAAAATTTGAGAATGATTATAAAAATTCAACTAGTTTTACTGAATATAATATTGGTACAATATATCATTATAGTAAAAATAATAAAACTCAATATGAAAAAATTATAAATAAATATTTAAAATTAGATAAAGAAAAGAATATTCAAGAAAAATTAAAACAAGCACAAAAAGATTATGAATTATTAGAAGAAGAATTTAATAAAACTCATTTTAAAGTAATTAAAAAATCACTTTATTTTGAAGAAGATTTTGAAGAAAATGATATAAAATTATATACAGAACATAATCTAAAAACTTCATATAGTCATTTAAATTATGAAGAATTAGATAAAGAACAAAATATTGTAAAATGTTCTTTTATTAATAAATATGTTTCTCATAAAGGCAATCCTAGAATATATACTGATATAAATGTTTATCCAGATTCTAGTAAATGTCCAGCAAATCATTATAATTCATGGAAAAAATTTGATGTTGAATTAATTAGTAATGATAATTTTACAGAAGATAAAAATGGTTTAGATTTTATATTGAATCATATTAATATTTTATGTAATCATCAAAAAGATGTTTATGAATTTGTATTAGATTTTTTTGCTCATATGTTTCAGATTCCTAGTGAAAAACCTGGCAAATTCATATTATTTATATCTAAACAAGGAACTGGTAAAGGTTTATTAATAGAATTATTAAATAATATGCTTGGTAATGATAAAGTATTAGATACAACTAAACCTGAAAAAAATGTGTGGGGTGATTTTAATAGTGCTATGTTAAATACATATTTAGTAAATTTTGAAGAATTAAAGTTTTTGTCTACAAAAGGAAGTGAAGGATCATTTAAAAATTATATTACACAAAAAAAAATGAATATAAATCAAAAAGGAAAAGATGAATTTGAAATAAGATCTTATCATAGATTTATCGGATCTTGTAATCCAGAAGATAGTGATATTCCTATTAAAACAGTAGATGGTGATAGAAGAACACTAATAATTAGATGTAGTGATGAAAATAAAGATAAAACTGAATATTTTGATGAATTATTAAAATTAGTTGCTAGTAAAAATTTACAAAAAACATTTTATAATTATTTAATGGATAGAAAAAATATTGATACTTTTGTTAGTAGAAAAATCCCTAAAACTCAATATCAAGAAGATTTAAAAGAAGCCTGTGAAGATTATACTTTACAGTTTATAAAAGAGTATGCTAATGAAATAAATGAATATGATGATTATAAAATACGAGGTAAAAATTTATTTAAAAAATTTCAAGAATTTATAACAGAATATAATTTTAAAGTAGACATTAGTAATACAAGATTCGGATTAAAATTAAATAATTTAGGATTAAAAAGTATTATTAGAAAAAGAGATAATAAAGGAATTGCTTATGAAATAAATGGTATTGAATTATGTAAAGAACTGGGTTTAGATAATCCTAATGAATTTATTGATTGTGATAGTGATTAATAAAGCTTTTAAAAAAAGCTTAGACCAAAATATGTTTTTTGATTTTACTTTTTTTTAAAAAAGTATTGTATATAATAATGATTAAAACATTTAATTTTTTTTTAGTGATGAGTGAATACTAGTTATAAAAATAGACCCCCAAATTCATATATATAATTCAAATAAAAATATATTTTTTTTTTTTTCAAACTATATCAAATATATTTTAAAAACTATACTCTACTCTACAACTCTTCACTCTTATTTTTATTAGTATTATTACTTATTATTTATTAATTAATTAATTAATTAAAATTAAATAAATAAAAGTAATATAAAATATAAGAGTTTTTACGGTGATAGGTTTGGTGATAGGTTGGGTGATTAGTTTGAAATATATCATTATTGTTTTAATATACAATAAAATACTTAGAAATAAACTTCTTAATATAATATAATGGATAATAGCTTAGATGCTGATTTATATGTTAAACCTGAATCAACACCCGAACCCTTACCTAATTTAGAATATACTGATAATGGTAATTTAAAACATAATTATTATTGTGAATATAAATTTTGTGATAATAGATATTGTAAATTAGTACCATTTAAAAAAGATAATGATTGGAATTTAAGAATGCTACATAAAAAATGTTTTAAATCTATGAAATATAAAATAAAAAATAGTGATCCAACAATAATATTATCTACTGAGGACGAAATGATACAATACAAAGAAATAAAAAACAATCAAAACAATCTTATAGAAACTAACCCATTAAATCCAGTATTTGATAAATGTAAATGTAATACATTGGATGGAAAACCATGTAGAATGAAATCTAATACAGAGGGTTTTAATATTAAATTTGGATATTGCAAATATCATAATAAAAGGAAATTTCACTTAATATATCATTAATCCATTTATAAATAAATTCGTTATATAATATATGGATTCTTGCACAAAACAAGAAAATAGTAAATGCAATTGTTTATCTATTGATTATACAAATAGAGAAAAATATATAGACTATGTTAGTAATAAATATGATATAACTGATAAATTATTACATACTTTATATTTATCTAATAGAGAACAATTAAGAAGTTTTATAAAACATTATTATAATTTTGATATAAATGATTTAGATTAAATTTCAGTTTTATATACATTTTAATCTTCAATACATTTTAATTTTTTGTTATAATAAAAAATATTCTTAATTTTTGTTTGTTTAATTAAAAATAATTTATTAGTTAATTATAATTTTTTTTTTTCTATTTATAATATATAGAAATGTCTGACGACGAAAGTATTACAACTGAAGAAATGAATGCTGTAGTAAACGAAGAAACTTTTGAAGAAGTTGAAATCAAAGGAGTTGAACGAAAAAATCATAAAAAAAAAGTTCCAATAATTAAAACGAACAAAAAACCAAAATTAAAAAAAGAAATAGAAGAAACAGATAATGAAATAATTGAACCAGAAATAGTAGTAAAACCAGTAGTAAAAAAAGAAAAAAAACCTATGAGCGAAGCAAAGAAAGCTTCCATAGAAAAACTAGTAGAAAATAATAAGAAACGTGCAGAACAAAGAAGACTCGATAAAGAACAAGGTAAACCAGTAAAAGAAATGAAGCCAAAAACACATACAAAAGAAGTTATAAAAACAGAAAAGATTATTTATATGATTCCAGATAATAGTGGAGGCTATAAAGAAGTAAAAAATCCTCCAAAACTAACTAAAAAAGATATTAAAAGGCACGAGAATGAATTAGAAGTTCAGAAACAAGAAGAATTAATTGGTCGCAAATTAATAAGGAAAAAGAATGGAACTGCTGATAAACGAAGTTCTAATACTAAAGCTGTAAGATCACCGGCACAAATAGCAGCAAGTAAAAAATTAGTAGAAATGAATATAAAAAGGAAAGAAGACCGATTAAATCAAAAAAAACAAATGGAAAAAGTCAAACTGGAAAATATGAAAGAAGAAATCACAGATACTATTATAGATGTTGTTAGTAAACCTATACAACAAGTAAAACAAGAACGAAAAGCTAGAAGACCAGTTATTACAGAAGAAGAAAAAAATGCATATATATTTAAACAACAGAAATCGTTATTTTGTTAAAACTCGTTTAATAAGAAAAATTAAAATAATGTTATTATATATAATAGAATGGATTTTATGATTCAAAAATTATTTATAATTCCAGAATATCCAGATTACATGATATATCCAAATGGAAAAGTATTTTCAATTAGATATAAAAGATTTTTAAAACCAAGATATGATAAGAATGGTTATAAACGATTAACTATGAAAAATAAAATTACAAATAAAAAAGATACAATAAAAATACATCAATTAGTAGCCATATGTTTTCTAGGATACAAAAAAAATAGTAATTTAGTAGTAGATCATATAGACAACGATAAGCAAAATAATTATGTTCATAATTTACAAATCATAACATCTATTCAAAATATGAGAAAAGAACACATGAATAAATTTCAATTAAATGGACTTCCTTATTATATCAGATATTGTAAAAACGGATATTTAGTAAAATTACAAGAAAATAAAATAAAAAAAAATTTAGGAACTTTTAAAACTTTACAAGAAGCATTGGATACAAGAAATAAATATTTTAAAGAATTATTATTAAATGTCAAAATGAAATAAAAAATTTTTTATCTGATTCGAATTTTGATTCTATTTTTTTTAAAGATTTTATATAATCTAAATAAGGAATGGCTTTTTTAAAAAACTTATGATTTTTTACATAAATTTCTAAATCTTCTTTATCGAAATGTTGTTTTTCATTTGGATTATATCTCATTAAAAAATCATGATATTTATAAACATATCTGATTATATTAGATACTTCATTGAATTTATCATAATCATCCATAGATAAATCATAATTGTAGTGTTTTCTCCAATATCTAATCTTTTGTTTTTTATTATCACTAATTCTTCTTAATGAAAGCATTTCTTCTTTCGATTCATATTGTTCACCAGTTTTTACACAATAAAGCTGTGGTGGCATATCTATATTATATAGTAAGATAATAATTCTAAATAGTTTTATATATTATATGAAATACTATTTAAAAACTCGCCGTCATAATAAATTCTGAATCTGGAATACTTGGAAATTTTTGTTGAATCATTCTTTTTATAACTGGTAATTTTTTTGCTCTACCAGTTTTTTTTTGTATTTTTGCTAATTCAATCTCATTAAATAATTGTCTATAAGCATTCTTTTCTTGCGTAGACCAATTTTTACCTACATTTTTATAATATGCTATTAATATATTTATTCTTTGTTGGTCAGCAGGGCTGATTTGATCAGATGGTTTCGGGGTAGGGCGTTCAGAGCTCAGGACTCGATCTGAGGCATCAATAGATATTGGACTAGCTAATAATTGCACATTACCATCAGTATCATCTGGTTTTGATGAAACTAATGATAAAGGATTTCCTAAAGTTCCTAATTGAATATTTTCATTTTGCATTCTTACAAGATTTCTTTCTAACATTGCAGCTTGTGCTTTAAATGATTCATATTCAGCTTCCATTGATACTTGTTCTGTACCAGTAAGAGCATCTCTTAAAACCGTAATAGCATTATTATCATCTTGTACTTCTTTTGCTAATTGTTTAAGTTCATCTTTATTATTTGCTAGTTTGGCTTCATTTGCCTTTTTAATAATTAATGTATAATTATTTTCTTCAACTTCAATTTTTGTTAATAATTTCTTGACTTTTTCTGTTCGTTTTTCTTTTAATTTTATTTCGCTGGAAGTTTCACCACTAGTTATTTCTTTAATTTCAACTTTTTGTTCTTTTGCTATTTCTTTTATTAAAGATATTGGATCTAGTGTCAAATTAGTAATCATATTTGTATCTAGTTGTTTTAAATTTGGATCTGAATCTATATATTGTAATTCTGATTGATTTAATGTTTTTAATAAAGAATCATGTTGATCTAATATATCATTTCTACTTTCGTTTAATTGTGATAATTCTAATGGCGTTATTTCAAATATACCATCATCTATTTTTATTAATTTAGCAGTTAATTTTTCTACATATTTTCTATAATCTCCGTAAATTGTAGTCCAGCCTCGAGGAGATTTTAAATCAATTCTTTTTCCCCCACCAATATCAAAACCTAAATCTGTTTCTAATTCTGGTGATTCTTGAGAATCATCCGCAGGAATTCTAATATCACCTTCTCTTTCTTCATCGAAATCTTTTTGTGCTTGTATTCGTTCTTCTTCTAGCTGTGCTTCTGCTTTTGTTCTGTCTTCTGGATTTAATTTATTTAATAATTCTTCTCTTAATTTGTCTAAAGATTCTTCTGCATCAGTATCTGGAATTTGTGTAGGATTTCCTTGAGAAGGTATTGGTTGTATTTGATTTGGCAATATTGGTTGATTAGGCAAAATTTGTGGCTGTTGTTGTGGAAATACACCAGATGTTATAGGAAGTCGTTGGCCACCAGTTCCTTCATTAAATAATCCAGTTTCTCTTTCTTTAGTTGCTCCTTGTGCTACTAATTGATTTATTATTTGAATTCTTGCTTTTAATGTAGCTGTCAATTCCTTTAACTCTTTTATAGAATTTATTTGAGTAATATTATTAGGTAAAATTCCTATTTCTGCCGGAATTGAAATTTTTTTACTTGATGCCACAGATAATGCCGTATCAAATTCTTTTAAAGTTTCTTTTAATTCATTTAATACTTTTTTTTTTTCTGAAGAGGTTTTTTTCTTTTTCTTTTTAATTTTTCTTATTTCTACATCTTTTGGAAAAATGATTTGAGCAATGTTCGTGTTGATATTATTATTTTCCATATACTTTATAATAATATAATATTTTTTTTATTTTATTATAATATATATGATTGATAAAATGTTATTCATAGAAGTTAAACCTAATGTTGTGGTAAGTTTTGGAGTCGAAAGGCAAAGAGATTTAGAAAAAAGATTAAAAAAAATAAAAAGTAAAAAAAAAATAAATAAATAAAAGTATTACTTTATGTTTATCCTAAATTATGAAACTCACTATGATGTAAAACTAAATTTACATCTCTATTAAGTATTGCTTCTTCTAATGTTTTAAAAGTTTTATGATAAACTATTTTATTATTTTTTTTAATTTTAACTCGATAAGTATTGGATTTTGTTTTAGTTATATTTTTATATCCAGTTGATAAATTATTTGTTGGAGTTTTACTATTCATACCATTTTGAGATAATGTAGCTAATCTTAAATTTTCTATATTATTATTTTGTGGATTATTATCAATATGATCTATACACATTCCTTCTGGAATACTTCCATTATGTGCTTCATAAACTAAACGATGGAATTGAAATCCTTTTGTTTTATTATTTTTACAAAGTATTATTTGATAATATCTATTATTTAAATTTTGTTTTAAATATTTTTTTCTTTTATGTCCGTATACTTGATTATTATTTAAATCAAAACTATAATCTTCATAATCTTTTATTGGAACTAAATTCATTTTTACTTTATATAAATTTAAAAATCAATTTTAAAATAATTTATATTATTATAACGGAAAATGAGTAGAAATATTTTAAATTTTAATAATAGTGGAAGAGATATCACTAACACAGGAATTCGAACTTTTTCAAATATTGCCGTATTGCCATTAGAAATAACGGAAATTAATAGCATAACAAGCACTATATCTATCAAAGGCTTAAGTGGGTTTACAGCAAATAAAATAATAAAAGTAAATTCTGGCGGAACTGCCTTAGAGTATACTGATGAAACTGATACAGTTTATACAGCAACTTCTCCTTTATTATTATCTGGAACGGCATTTGGATTGAGCCAAGCATTATTCACTACGGCAACCGATTTTTTTGATGGAGATTTCATTCCATACTTTAAAAACGAGGGCACTCAATTTCGCAAAATAGAAAGATCAGTATTTTTAACAAATGTGAATTATTTAGCTTCTTCGCCACTTGTGAAAAATACCTCAACATTCACTTATGAATTAGATTTTAGTGGACTAAGTGCTAATGGTGATGTATTAGCTGATGCTAGTGAATTTCTTATATCCACTGATGCAGCTAAAACAATAAAATCATTAACTTATTTGAATTTAAAAAACGCTATATACTCTACATTTAATATTGGAACATTAGATCCGGTTAAGATTACGACGGATAGGGTAATTTCACTTGATATGAGTCCATTACTTTTTTCTACTGGCTTAAATGGGAATGATGAGTTTCTCTTTTCCTTGCCTGGTGGAAGTAATTGGAAGCGTATACAATTTTCTACATTATCAAGTTTAATAACCGCTTCTTCAGGAGCAAATGTTAATGATTTTGGCACTGGTTCACAAACTGGAACAAGGACATTAGGAAATACTACTTATAATACTGTAATACAAGGGGCTAATCCTATAGTAATAACAACAGTAAATGCAAGTAATAATTGTGTTTTAAAATTAAATAATACAAATTGTTCTGTTTCAAACTCGGCAGGTAATGCTATTGCTGGATTTTTCTCTTTAAGTGGTGTCGATAGAGTGTATTTAGGCAATTCTACAAATGACAGTGAATTATTTTCTGATTTAACTTTTGCTAAAAAATTAAATGCTTCATTCGGTGATGGTAATTTTCTATTCGGTGATTCAAATGCTCGTGTCAGAATTTCATCTGGGTTAAACTCTGTAAATCCTGTTGTGGAAATATTTTCAAAAAATACATCAAATGTAGCACACGGAGCGTTTATTTTTGGAGATATTAGTAATGATTTAAGTCTGACTACACAAGATGCATCTCGTTTCACAGTTATATTGAATCAATTAAAACCAACTAACTCAATACATTTAACAAATTTAGATTCAACTGGAACAGTAGCAATGAAATATTATTTTGGTTCTTCTACAACATCAACAAGCACAGTCGCGTGGAGGAATCAAATTAATTCAAACGGAAATTATCATTTTGATTTTGCTACTAATACTGCTGGTTCTGGGAATTGGAGCACAAAAGGATTTGTAAATTTTTCTGTTGTCGGAGTTCCGCAGATGAACTATACTTCTCAGCATAGGTGTATTCCTCAAAATTCAGATTTATATAATAATGTAAATGATTATATAGGTTATATAGTAGAAGCTACTGGTGAATATAATTCAATTAATTTTGAAGAAGAAGAAGAAGACACAATATTAGAAGATAAAATTGAAGGTCATTTTGATATAAAAAATAACGAATGGATAGAAGAACAAATTATTCATACACCAATTAAAAAAAAAATAGGAAAAATGATTACTACAAATGAACCTACAATTAACGAAAGTCAACCAATCGTTAGATTAACAACAACTGCTAAATCTAAAACAGTGTATGGTGTTATTAGTAGTGGTGAAGATGGTGAACAACGAACATTTAGTTCAGGAGCTTTTGTCACTGATTTAGGATTAAGAAATGATGACAGACTCTTCATTAATAGTGGAGGAGAGGGAGGAATTTTAGTATGTAATGAGAATGGAAATATAGAGAATGGTGATTATTTATGTAGTAGTTCTATAAGTGGTATTGCTATGAAACAAGATGATGATTTATTACATAATTATACAATAGCAAAATCTACTATGGATTATAATTTTATTGATTCAAATGAAAGGAAACTTATAGGATGTACATATCATTGTGGTT